AGAAGAGAGGCTGATTTAAACAGCAAAGAGTTCAAAGAGCTAACAGGCGATATTGAAAAGTACACAGAAAAGCTGCAAAAAGCGCAAGGCAAGCAAAAGAAAAAGGGGCTTAGTGGGAGACAAGTAGCTCAAGGCGTTGGCACGATTGCTGCTGCAGGTATTTTTGGAGGCCCAGAGGGAGCTGCAGGTGCATTGCTTGGCTCTATTTTTGGCCCTGGAGGCGCTGCGGCAGGCGCTGCTTTAGGCGCTCTACTTTCGAGCCTTCGGCAAACTCTTGGGGCCACTGCAGAATATTCAGCTAATTTGGGCAAGCTAAGGATTGCTCTTGCTGGCGTCACGACAAGTCAGGCTGAATACAGGCAGTCGTTAGATTTTATAAAAGAGTCGACTAAGAAGTTTGCAATACCTCAAGAAATTCTGACAAAACAGTTCACAAGGCTGCAAGCGTCTGTGCAAGGCGCTGGAGGCAATATTGATGATACGAAGACAGCATTTAATGGAATTGTTGCAGCTGTTAGGGCGACGGGAGGCTCTCTTACCGACGTCGAATCAGCATTGACTGCAACCGCTCAGGTGTTCAGCAAGGGCAAGGTAAGCGCCGAAGAATTACGTCAACAGCTAGGAGAAAGGTTGCCTGGTGCATTTACTCTTTTTGCAAAATCTATGGGCAAAACTCCAGCTGAGCTGGACAAGGCATTAGAGGGAGGAAAGGTAAGCCTGCAAGACTTCCAAGCTTTCGCAGAGTTACTGTTTGATAAGTATGGGGAAACAGCACAGACTATTGCTAATTCGCCTAAAGCCGCTGGTGATCGTTTGAAGGTAGCGCTTAGTGATCTTAGTGAAGATGTTGGTATTCTGCTTGAACCTATTGGCGCAGCTTTTCAGGAAACGTTCTTAGACGCTGTAAAAGCAGTTAATGATTTAATTATTGCTTTAAACAAACTGTTTGGACTCGGCGAAGCAGGACTTCAGGCCAAGCTTGACAGGCTTACAAGAAAGTTAAATGCACTGCCGTCTGCGGATGTTAGCCCGCAAGCTGCTAGGTCCTCAGGCACTGGAATTGTCCAGACAAGTGAAGCAAGAGCATCTTTAACTGCTCAGATCAATGAAGTAAGGAAACAGTTGCAGAAGATAAGACTGCCTGACGTTGAGCAGGCGAAAGAAGGGAGTGGACTCCCAGGCCTTAACGATGACCCCTCCAATCAAGCAGGAAGAAGCCCTCTTGCTGCTTTAAACAGAGATACAAATAGGGCATTTGCAGAACTAGAAACTACTTTTAAAAATCTTGCAGATGCCAGAAATAGAAGCATAAGGGACGAATTTGATTTACAAATTGAGAGGGCCAGGTCAGAGGGGGACGACAGGCTTGCCTTCACATTGTCGCAGGAAAAAGAGCTAGCAAAAGTCGAAACTGTTATAGATGGGTTGACTAATCAGATAGCTAAACGAAAAGTAGTTATAGCTGAAGCCTCAGCAAAAGGCGCCGACGTTTCTCGTCAGCAAAATAAGTTGTCAAGAGAGCAGTCCAGTCTGTTAATACTTCAAGAATCAAAGATCTCTTTGATAGCAAAACAAGAACTTGAACGCCTAGGCTTTGAGAGAAAAAGAACAGAGGAGATTGAAAAGCAGTCCAAAGCGTTTGAGGCTCAATTCCTCGATCGCCAAAGGCAGCTTGGTTTAATTTCTAGAGATGCGTATAACGCGGCACTGCTAAGAAGAGAAGAGGATAGGTTGGGTGGTATCAAGGAGTTGACTCCTGAGCAAAGAGCAAGAGGATTTGATCAATACAGGCAGACCATTGACCCAACTCTTGGAGAAGGTTTGAGAGCTAATATTTCCAATCTTAGGAATGAATTATTTGAGCTGACCAATCCAATCAATGCTATTACCAATGCAGCCACAAACATCGGAACTGCATTCAGTAATTCATTCAGCAGTATAATAAGCGGCAGCGCCACTACTCAAGAAGCACTTGCAAGTTTCTTTAAAAATATTGGCAACTTCTTCTTGGATATGGCCGCGCAGATTATTCAAAAGATGATCACGATGTTTATCTTAAACAAGGTAGTCGGTCTGTTGCCTGGCATGAGTGGCGGTGGTGGTGGTGACATCTTTAGTGATATTGCCCTAAGGGGTGGTTTGCGTATGGCTGATGGTGGGGTATTCGCAAAAAACAAAATCATCCCTTACGCCAAAGGCGGCATCGTCAACAGGCCCACGATGTTTGCTTACGCCAACGGCGGGGCTGGTCGTTTTGGAATCATGGGTGAGGCAGGGCCAGAAGCTATCCTTCCCCTTCGTCGTGGCCCTGGCGGCAAGCTAGGAGTTGAGAGTTCTGGCGGTGTTGGTAATGTTGTGGTGAACGTCGATGCTTCTGGTTCTAGTGTTGAGGGTGATGGTGATCAGGCAGGTCAACTCGGCAAAATGCTTGGTGCTGCGGTTCAAGCAGAACTAATCAAACAAAAACGACCAGGAGGACTACTCGCATAATGGCAACTTTCCCAGACATAGATCCTGTCTATGGAGCCAGCAAATCAAGCCAGCCTAGGACTAGAAAGGTTCAGTTTGGAGACGGCTATGAGCAAAGATTAAGCTTTGGCCTGAACCAAAATCCAAAGGTTTGGAACTTGACGTTTGAGAATATAAGCGAGACAGATTCAGACACAATTGAAACTTTCTTAGACGCCAGAGCTGCTGATAGCGCAAGCTTTGACTGGAGTCCACCAGACGAAACAGACACGTATAAATGGGTTTGTGAGGAGTGGTCAAAAACACTTCCATATGGCAATCTTGCCACTATTCAGGCAACATTCAGAGAAGTCTTTGAACCGTAATGGCTGTTGCTGCTTGGGCTGCTAGTACCGCTTTCGCTGTTGGCGATATTCGTCGAGCAAGCGTCGCGCAGAACAGCGGCTTGGTGTTCAAATGCACCACCGCTGGAAACTCAGCAAGTGCAGAGCCAGCGTGGCCAACTGACATCGGCAGCACAGTCACAGACGGCACGGCTGAATGGACTGCAATCAGTTCTGTTTACGCCGACCTGTCAGGACTGGCACTGAACGCAATTATTGAGCTGTTTGAGCTGCATTACGACAACACACTGCACGGCAGCACAGACATCTTGCGATTTCATGCAGGCAGCAATGCAGACGTGACCGGCAGCATTGTTTGGGCGGGCAACGCTTACGTTCGCTTGCCAATCAAGGCAGAGGGTTTTGAGTACACGAACACCGGCACGCTGCCACGCCCCACATTGACCGTTGCCAACCTGAACGGAGCAATAACGGCGCTGTTGCTTGAAGTGAACGCAACAACCTCCGGTAATGATTTGACAGGCGCAAAAATTAAAAGGATCCGCACCTTGAAACGGTTTCTTGATGGCGAAACTGCGGCGGATCCATACGCGACATTCCCTGTTGAGGAATGGTTTGTAGATCGGAAGGCAAGTGAAACCCGAGACGTAGTTAGCTTTGAGCTTGCCAGCAAGTTTGACCTAGACAATAAGCAGCTGCCAAATCGTCAGGTGGTGGCAAACGTCTGCCAATGGGAATACAGAGGCTCAGAGTGCAGCTATAGCGGCAGCGACTTCTTCGACGTAAATGATGACAGTGTGAGCACCACAGCTCAAGACAAGTGCGGCAAGCGGCTTAGTAGCTGCAAGAAAAGGTTTGGGAAAAACAACGAGTTGCCATTTGGCTCATTCCCTGGAGCGGGGCTGCTCTCATGATGTTGCCACCGTCTCTGATGGAAAAGATTCAGGCTCATGCGGCTGAGGAAAGTCCCAAGGAATGTTGCGGGCTGGTGGCGGTGGTCAAAGGTCGCCGCAAGTATTTTCCGTGCAAAAACCTGGCAGTTACACCTGAGGAGCATTTTGCGCTTGACCCGCTGGACTATGCAGCAGTGGAAGACCAGGGTGAGATTGTTGCCGTTGTCCATAGCCACCCAGTCACAAACCACGCACCATCACAGGCTGATCGGGTGGCGTGTGAGCAAAGCGGGCTGCCTTGGCACATTATCAACCCCAACACCGGCAAC